TTTTCGAAAGAGCCTTCAGTTGTACGTGCAAACGTTGAAGTTGATGCACTTTGTAAGATTGTCAAAGCTTCTGGAGAAACTACAACGTAGTTACCAGCGCCACGACGTGTGCGAGCTGCAATTCTGTTTGCTGCGCGGTTGATTTCGATAGCAAGAGCTGCGTGACGATCACCAACGTATACTGACTGGCCACTTAATGCACCAAAGTCAAGAGCTTGACCAGCTCCAGCTAAGTTGCGTAACGAGCCAATGATTTCTTGGTCGATTTCAACAACAATTTCTTGTGCCAATGCTTGCATAATTTCTGCTTCGACGTCAACGCCGTGCATAGATTCTGCGTCTTGAGCAGCTTCAAAAGTCCAGCGAGCGCTTAAACGTCTTGTTTTAGCTTCTACTGTTTCTTTCAAGATTTGGATGCTCATCTTGCGTCCAGGATTGCCTTCAGCCGCTGCTGTAGCGTCTGGAGATCCTGCGTATGAAGCTGCCAACTTAAATGGTGACAAAGCTTCTTCACCAGCTACTGCACCGCCGCCTGTTTCGGCGTAACGAGTACGTAACGTGTGAATTTGTCCTACTGGACCAGTCATAGGCTGTACGCCTACTAGTTCGTTTGCGATCACGGAAGGCATAACCCTTCTGATCAAAGGTAACATAACCTTGTTTAAAGTTGCTACTGAACCAGCACCTGTTGCTCCTGCAGAAGCAGCCTCGTTTACCATCATCTTTTTGGCGTTTTCGAGGACTACGTCCATAGTCTTTTGACGTTGACCTGTAAGGCCTTCCATCAATGCGTCTTTGGTTGCTGACCAGTTGCTTTCAAATAAATTTGCCATTGTTTTAACTCCTAGTTATTTTGAAAGTCCGGCTAGTTTGCGGATTGCGTCTAATTGCACTACGCTTTCGGCATCTTCGGCGACCTCTGCTTTTGCAGGTGCCTGCTTATTACCAGTGTGTTCTCTTGTCACTGATTCTTTAATTGTCTTCTTTGCACGTGGTTCAGTGCTTTCTAGTAAAGAAGGAAGATACTTATTAAAAGCGGCTTCTAACTTTTCTGTCTTAACACTTTCCAGCAAATCTGACATTATTTCTTTTTTATCCTTGCCTAATGGGCTCATCAATTCTGCTAACTTCTCTTTACGATTGTAGCGGTCTTGTTGTGCACGTAACTTAGTTTCAGTTAACAGTCTAGACTTTTCGCTAATAGCGATTTTCTGTTCTGCAATTGTAACTTGTTTTTTCATTTGGGCAATTTGTTTCTGAACTGTTTTAATTTCTTTAACTTCATTTAAGTACGAAGTGTTGTACTCAGTTGCGAATGCTTCAAAAATTCTGCGTCCAAAGTCATTTTCGCGAGCTGCTGTGATATCATTACGGAAAGACTTAACTTCTTTGCCAACAACTGTGTTGATTTTGTTCTCAACCAAGTTGGCAGCTTTAGAAATAAAGTCACTGTGTGCTTCTGCAAGCTGACGCTTACCTTCTGCAACCATTTTGACTTTATGCTCAACTAATGCTTTCTTGTCCTCATGGAACTCAGCAAGTTCACCAGCTAGTGATTCTGTTACGAATTCATCCAACTTAGTGACGTGCTCAGATACACGAGTGCGGTCTGCACGTAGTTCTTTGACTTCCTTTGCAACCATAGTGGTTACAAACTTGTCTAGCATTTTAGCGTGTTCACTGACAGCTTTGCGATACTTAACTCTTTGTTCTGCGAGAGCAGCTTTGTCTGATGCTAATTCAGTCATTTCAGCTTCAACACGCTCTGAGATAAACTTGTCCATTGCTTCTACAATCAATCCTTTGTCATGATCGTATCGCTGGGCAAACTCTTCACGTAATTCTGCTGTTAATTCTTCTCTAGCTTCCGACAGTTTTGACTCCCACGCTTCTTGAAGTGAAGTAGTTGCCTCTTGAGACAAGCCTGCACCTTCAAGTAATTCGTTAAATGTCACTGCCATAGTAGTTCTCCTACTGTTATAATTTCAATTCTTTAATGAATTTAGTGATTTCATTCATTAAATGTTTTTCTGCACTTTTGTCGTGTGTTACGGCAGCGGCTGTTCTGTAAACAGATTCGCCGCCACGCATATTAAACAAACTTTCATAGATTGTCTTAGGATACGCATCTGGTGCGCTAGGCTGGGCCACAATGTCTACAGTTATCATGTCGAAATCTGATACTTTACCAGATTCACTTACATTACCGCTGCCTCGACTGCTAACGCCCAGTTTTGCTCCAGCTTTTAACAAGCTACGAGCAATGTTACCCATTGGAGTATCTATAATTTTAAGTTTACCATACCCGTCTGACCCATCACAGTGCATATCTGTTATGATATGTGCCACACGGTCTAGATTAATTTGGAGCTCTTCTGGATGATCTAATTCGCCCATCACAGTTTCGCCTTTGCTTAATCTAGTTCTAACACTTTCTACTGCACGTTCAATCTCCCCTTTAGGGTAAACCCTGCCGTTTTGATTTTGTACATCGCCTTGAATGAAAAGACCGGCCATGATTAAATCCTTGCCGCCCTGTCCATTGTCAGCTTCCATCAATTTCAGACCTGCTTGGTCTGCACTCATGTATTCGTATATTTTACGTGCCATTATCTATTCCCCACCTTAAGCTGATTTATGATCTACGTCAATGTTGCTTGTAGGTGTGTGATCTTTTGCTGAATCGCCTTTGTTGCCTTCGCCACCGTCTTTAGCATGGACAGGTTTGCCCTGGCTAGAAACTGATGTGTGCTTGGCTGGCTTCATTGAACCTGCGCTGCTGTCTGCATCGCCTGCTCCGCCTTTTGGATCAGCTACGTTATCAGATAACTTAGTTGCTTCTTCAACAACTTCTTCATCTTCGTCAACTTCTTCAGCTTCGTCTAAATCGTACTCAACTGATTCCATATCCATTTCTTCTTCGTCGCCCATGTCCATGTCCATCTCGAAGTCGTCTCCAGCTTCTTCGCCTTCGCCTTCTTCTTCATCTGACATTAACTTTTCGAACTCTGCACGAAGATCTTCTAATTCAGCTTCCAAGCCCTCGACTTTATCTTCGAGATCCTCTTCGCCTTCTTCTTCGTCGCCCATCATCATTTCTTCGTCGTCGCCCATTTCTTCTTCATCGGCTTCGCCGTAGACTTCTTCGTCTTCAATTTCGTCTTCAGTTTCTTCTATATCTGATTCGAAATCACCAACTGCATCGCTATCATCGATAGCTTCTTCAACTTCATCAAAAGATTCGTCTACTTCCTCTTCTGCTGATTCTTCAACTTCATCCTCTTCGGATTCGTCGAGTACTTTCTCGTACTCAGAACGTGCTTTAGAAACTACATATTCATGTAGCATTTCTTCTGCTTGTTCTGTATCTTCAGCTAAAAGGAGTTCGAGAATCTGCTCTAGTTTAGTACGTGATTCTGACATTGTGGCCTCCTAAATTAATCGTACATAGGTTTGAACGAGTAAAGATACTCGTCCACAAATTATATTTATAGTATAATATTAAATTATAGGAGGAAGTGGTTAATTTTGAACCATTTTGCTTAGGCTAGAGGTTGTTCGCCGGCAGGTGCAGCATACATCGTTCTTACAAATTGATCGTGTTCTGCGGTTTCAGCTGTTTTAATATCCCTAACTTTACGAAGTTTATTTAATTCTTCTAGTGTTAATCTAGTTTTTCTTGTGTCTGTACTACTGCGATATGTACCTTTGTCGTCCTCAGGTGTATAAAATTCATTTAATCTCATATTGCTTCTCCTCCTGGCGCTGGTTCTGCTATACCGGGCTCTATTGATGTATCTCCCTCTACGCCTTCTATTCCAGTGAGGTTGGCATCTGCGTCTGGATCAATCATCTCGTCAGGTTCCGGTCTAATTCCCATAGATCCCAAACTGGTATCAGTTGACGCAGCAGAATTTTCATATCTCGATACGTTATTTTCCTTACGCCACATTTCTTCGTTGTCTTTGATCTCATCTTCAGTAAGTCCAAGATATTTCTGTAATTTAAACTGATTGCTTAGATATGGTATAGCTTGTACTTGATTAAACAACTGTGCACGTTCTGTTTCTATCTGTAATTCTCTAAAGCTACTAAAATTCATAGGTTCTGTTAATTCTATGTAAAATGTACCCGAATCGATATCAATTCCTCGCCATTTTAAAAACATCTTAAACTCGTGATCTAAATCTTCTTGGATTTGTTTTTGCAAACGTTGCACATACTTGCTAAAGCGATACTCTTGGATATATGCCACGCCTACTTTTCCGTCATTATATG